CGACATCAGTGATGGCGTATTGGTTTGCATCGACGTACTGTTTCCCGTCCCTTTGGTCAGTCCACTCGCCATCCGTTCATTGTAGAGCGGGGCATAGGCTTGGAGCGAACCCGCCGGCATCGCCTGGGCTCCGGCCAGTCCAGTATTGGCACGGAACTGGTTCCCCATTAGTCCCATATTCAACCCTTGATTCGCCTGTTGACTCGCCAGATCCGCATACCCCAGTCCCGCGCGTTCAAACGACTGTTGAGAAATCGGGGTGTCGCTCATGCGTAACCCTCGACTGCCAGCCGTATAATCGGCAAAATCCTTGAGTCCTAAGTCGAGCCGTTGTCTCGCCGCGTCGTAGGCTTGATTGAGCGAGGCTTGATCGGCAGGGTTTAACGTAAAGAGCGAAGAACTGCCGCTCGACATATTGAGGATATTGCGAATGGCTTGCTGTTGCTCGACGCCAAGATCGCCAAATTGTTTCCGTAGCGCCTCTTCTTCCGGTGAGGCTTTTGCAAAGGTCGTTTGCGTTGATGACTGGGAAGAGCCTTCAGTTTTCTTGGTGTCACTGGTGCATCCCATAATTAGCCCTCCACACTATTGAGCTGTCGATGTTCTTGTGCAAGATTCACCTGATACGTCTCAAAGCCTTCATAACTGGCGTGCAACCGTGATTCACACCCGACCTGAATCGCCCAGGCCGTGCCTCCGAGAATCCATGCACAGAGCGTGATGAGGTCAGTATAGGAGGACCGCAGCACAAAAGCGACCTGCTTCGCCAGTACCTCCTCTGTGAGTTCCAGTCGATTCGCTACTTGCCAGTTCAAGAACGCGGTCTGAAGCGTGCCATTCAAGAGCACGAAATGTTCCACGTAGAACCGATTGCGCGGCAACTCAATCAACGACAACCAAAAGGCCTGTTGCATGGTCGCGGTCTCCACGGTCTGGTCCCGATCCGTGAGGTCGTCACAGGTATGGGCAATTGTAAAGGCGGTATGGATGAAGGCGATGGCCTCCTGATTCCCCTTGAGCCAGGTCTGCATGAGCTTGGTATAGTCGTCCGTCCAGGTCATCATTTAGAACCGAATAAACTTCGCCTTCGCAATCCACGGCGGCGTGTTGCTGTGCGCGCCGCCGCCAGTGACGTTTACAAGGGCGGTTTGTTGCGTAGTGGAAGCAGTCGTGACGAGTGCTGCCGTAGCAGTAATCGCTCCACCGCCAGCCGTAGTATGCTTTATAGTCAGGACTGGCGTTTCCGACGCGAGCAGGGTATGCGTCTGCGCGCCACCTTTTCCACCGAGCGTCGCGGCATTCGCCCCGTTCGTGGACGCGGATGTAATAATAGAATTGGCGGCGTCACGATTGATGACGGCCAACCCAAACGTGAGCGGGACATTGAAATGCGTGCCATCCGCAGATCCAAACGTGGTGCCGATTTCGGCAAAGAGTCCAGGATACGTCGTACGGAGATAGGACGTGCCATCTTCCGCGAGATACCCATCTGGTGCAGAGGAGACATTGGCTTCAATCGTGACCCCCACCCGTTCCTTGGGTCCGTTCATGGACCAACAGGTGTAGTTCCCTGACCCTAACGAGAAGAACGCGAGGATTTCGTTGGGGACAGTCAGGTAGTCCCGTTGCCACTGCGTAATCATCGAGGTGGCGTTGTAGGTGATGTTGAGTCCGGTGCCTGTAAAGCGACAGTAGAACAACGTCCCCGCTTGCGTCGTCGTGAAGGCCGTAATCGCCGTCGTGCCCGTGATCGTGACGGAGTTGCCATCGGTCGGCACGGTGATCGTGGAGGCCGAGGCAATGTCAGCTCCTTTGGCCTGTAAGACACGTCCTGATGTGAACACGATGTCACCAGAGGCCATCGTGATATTACTGCCACTTAATGCGGTGAAGTTGTTGGCCGCAAAGCGGAAGTCCGCCGCGCCCGCCACGTTCATCGTCACGACGTTATTCGTCGAGCCATCCAGCAGCGTATCGCCATCGGCGTCCAGCAAGAGTAACTGCCCGTTGATGTCCACTTGCTGCGTGGCGACGAACGGTTCCAGCAGCACGTTGTTCGTGATGTTGTTGAACTCATTGTTCAGATCGTTGGCCGTGAGGGTTTCCCCTGCTGACCACGTTTTGACTCTTGAAATACTCAAGAGAACTCCTTACACGTTCTTAGAAATACGACAGAGCCACTGGCTCCCCGTAAAGAACGCTTCCAATGAATCGCCTGTGGTGGGGGACCAGTCGGCCCCCGCATTGCCTTTGAGATTCGTGCCGGTAAAGTCAAAGATGGTATTGGCATCGTTGATCCAGATCCAGATGGTCTGGCCTTCGACCCCACTGTCAAACATCGTAATCGTGGTGGACGAGACATTCGCGGTCTTAAACACGGTGGCTCCGGTGACGGCAGGCGTGGTATCGCCTGCGGCAAAGGCCACAATCGTATTCTTGAACACCGCATCGATGAGCGTCCAGGTATCCATATCCAGGTTCGCCGTCACGGGGGAAATTAAGGCAATCGGATTAGATAGAATGTTATTGAACTCCGCATTCAAATCGGCAAACGCTAACACTTCAGCAACCCATGTTTTAATTCTTGCCAGTGCCATTACGCATTCTCCGTGGAGACGCCCCCGCCCTGTATGGCGGCCAGAATCCCATGCACTTCAAAATCGCTGTTGTTGTTTGGATCAGTCAGGCCATAGCGAATCGAGCGGAAGTCCCCGCCCCCCTCCAATTCTCTGTAGCGAGTCAAGAAGCGTGTCCCGCCTAAGACACTTGAATTGAGCGTGAATGGATTCGTCGTCCATGGGCCAAGCACATCGCTCCCGCCCTGCGTGTAGCCGGTATCCGTCTGCTGCGTCTGGCCATCACGGAGCCAGTTCACGGTAAAGCTGTTGGCATTCTTCGGCGCAATCTCAATCCCGACGACATAGAGCGTCTTGGTGATATGATCGGCCCCATAGGTCAACGAAGGGGTCGTCACGAGGGGCGTAATCGATGAGGCATTATGGGTGCGGTCGGCTTGTCCCCCCTTATAGATGAAACCATCGTTCAACCCATAGAACTGGAGTGGGTTGTTTCCCGTATTGACGACCATCGCCAGGGCATCGCCTCCCCATTTATTCCACTTCGCCCAGCGCGGGAACGGTTCGCCTAAGCCAATGAACCGATAGTCCATCATCAGGAGTTGCGTGTTGCGTGTTTGCCCAGACGGGGTATAGGCGAGATACACCATGCCGTTCAACTGATCCTCCACCGCCCACCATTGCTTGTAGAGATTCTTCGCCACCGAGTCGCGCAAGGTGCGGTTAATGGGCAGCGAGAGCGTGGACTGTTCATAGTCGCCAAAGTTCTGTGTGGCGACCAGGGAATGAACCGTGCCACGCGGACTCATAAACCCCAGATCGTTCGGCAACGTGAAAATCGTATTCTGGTATGCCGCCGTGACGCCGCGAATAGACGTGGTGCGTGCAAAGTCCGCCGGTGCGCTGCCGGTGATCCGATGGATACTACCCTTAAACGGACCTTTGAACACCCAGAGTTCGTTACGAAAGCTGGCGAGCCCCACGATGGCATCGCCGTCTGAGGGGTCAATGTCGATGCTCCCGCTCGTGGCCCCGACCCAATCTTCCGGGTCCAGATTGACACTGTAGTAGAGCCGTGATGGAAGGCCGAGCACCCCTGAGGCCCATTGCCGGTTCTTGTGGTTCACGCTAAAGGAAAAGTTCGGGGGTGTGCCCGCGAGTGATTGAAACGTGGTCTGGTCCCACGATTTCGGCACGTCCGCCGAGGCGTCGTTGGCCAGAATGAGCAAGTCGTCGAAGGTGGACATCTGCGCGTTCGCGCCACTTTGAAGACCCGTTCCGATGTTGCTGAAGATACCGTCTGAGAGGGACGCGGCTACGACGCGGGTATCGACAAACGCCACGACCTTCTGGATGGGCGAACCGGTCGTCCCTTGCCGCCAGTAGTCGTAGATCGCCTTCACCGTCGAGGAGGCCCCCAACGTGCTGCTGTTCATCTTCAAGGTGCCTGGCATGGTGTGACAGCCGCCATTCAGCTCGTAGATGATGTTCTCTGCATCGATGAGGAACGGTAGACGCAACTCATTATTCGATGGCGTGGTGTAGACGAAGGGGCCGAAATCGGTACTCCATCCCCCTGCGAACCTGTGTGTTACCCATTGTATGCCGGTCTGTGGCATTAGCGTGGCTCGCTCAGATATTTCTTCATCTTGTCAAACATTTCTATTTGTTTAGTCGTATACATGCCCTTTGCATTAGCCCCCCATTGGTCAAAAGCGTATCCTCGAAAATAACCAGGGAGTCCTGTCTGTGCATGCCAGATGTCGTATGGCCGAGTTTCGCCTTCATTCTGCCTTGCATGCTGATACTGCTCTTTCATAATGTCACGTTGCCTTGGTGTCATCGATTGCTGGAACTGTTCATAGAATGCTTTCACGGTTGGATCGGTCTGGATCAGATAGTGGCTTGCCACATCTCCCATAATATCAATCGGTCTCGTCTTAGGATTGTAGACCTCGATGCCTGTAGTCCCCATAGGGAATTCTTTGGGTCGCGGGCTGCCTGGAGTACCCGTCTCATCTTTGGGCCACGTCTCTAAGTATCCTATGCCACCACCAAAATTCTCTTTGTATCCTAACCCAAGCCCTCGTAAAATAGGATACTGTTCTTGAGCCTGCTGCATCAAATTCAATCCTTGCTGGGATTGCTTTGCAGGCAGTTCCGCCTTCTGTGGTGCTGATGCCAATCCTAATCCTTGTTCCATCGTCACCTTCGGAACGAATCGAAGTCCTGGTTCAAGTCATAGATTTTGCTGGCCCGTCGTCCGTAGGGATTCCGCGCATACTGCCAGTAGCGGCCTCCCACCGGCTGAATCTGCGCCTTGGCATGCGTGCCGATGTCGTGATCGCTCACGATACGGGTCATGATGTCGGTGTATTCCGCCTTCACTTCCTGTGACCGCGCATCGTCGCGCTTGTCTCGATACCAGTGCGAGAGCGCATGCAGCACAATCGCATAGCGATACCGCAGCGGCACGATCGGTTCATCCGTATCCGCACTCAATGACGTGAGGTTCAGTCCTAACGTATCCACTCCAACCGCGGTGGTGATGTAGGCGTAGGGAATGATGTAGGCGATGTCGGGATAGGGATAGAACTGAATCTTCCTGACGGGTGTCGTGCTCCCGACAAACCCTTCATCGACTAAACACGCCACGACAGGCCGGCCATTGACGTTGGGGCGTGGATAGCGGCGTCGAAACTCCGTGCGCGAGATGATGGGAATGGACCAGGCTGAGGAGAAGTTCTGGAGATCGACCGGGCGCAAGAAGTCTGATGCCAGCGCATACTCATCCTCGAAATACCGATAGGTAGCCGCCGTGGCATCGCTCGACGCCACATAACGTGTCGCCATGGTGATCGTGGCATCGCTACCGACCGCTGACACACGATAGATGTCCGGTGTTCCAGCAATCGTGATCTTGCCACCGACCCTCGCGTTCTTGACCCCATACGTGCCAGTGGTATTCCAGAGCGTGCTACTGCCAACGAGGGATGTGGACCCTGCGGCAATCGTGACGGTGCCGGTCGTATACGCCGCTTGCGTGACGAGAGTGCTCTGGCGCTCACACCAGGGCAGCTTGTAGTCGAACCCCAGATGCACGTCATGCAAGGCGATATTGATGTAGCGACCAGCCTGAGTGTCAGTGGCGCTAACCCCAGTAGTTACCCTTACGCGATTCATGAGATCGGTCTTAAGGTCTAAAAAAGTAGTTGGCTGTGAAGTTGCTGACATGGTTTTCCTTTCCCGCGTCTCTTCGCGCTTTCACTAGCCTTTAATCGAGATTCAACACTCCGCGCTTCGTCACGGCGTCCTGCGCAGCGAGCAACACCCCTTCCCGCACGGTGAGTTCCAGTGACTTCGCATTGAGGGCATCGAGGGCCTGGGCTTGCGCCTGACAGGTCTTTTCG